GCGTGGTTCGCTTACAATCTTTGTTGTAGCGGTTGTCTTTGGCATAGCAACATCTGCTACTGCTGCACGAACTTCTGCAACCTTAGCATCAGCATCTGCTTGTGCCTTGAACTTGTCAATCTTTGAATCAAGTGAGCGTGATTCCTCAACAAGGGCATCTACCTTTGCTGACTCATCATTTGTAAGGTCTGTGCGGTTCTCTGCTGCTACTGCTTCAAGAACTGCATCCATTTCTGCCTTAACTGCTTCACGGCGTTCAATCAATTTGTCTAAATAAGACATTGTTTGTTCTCCTTATGTGAGTTATTTAAGTTATTTGAGGTGGTGGCGATGGATTTCACGACGCTTACAGGGTGTGATTTTCGCTCCGACTTCGCCTATTATTTCTAATAGGAATTATATTGTGTTGCGCTTTGCTTGTGCCAATCTTAGAGACATTCCTCTAATTGGTACATTTAATTGTGTAGAAGGAATTTCTCCAATTACCTTAGAACCTTCTCCAGGTGTATCTGTAATTAATTGAGTAATTGCAGACTCTTCTAATTCATCATCTTCTACATCTGTGTATGGAGAGTTTTCTTCTTCTTCTGACTCTACTCCGTTATTTCCAAGTAGTGTACCCATGACTTCTACAGCCTTCATGATGTATTCATGACCTTCTGTTAAGTCTCCAAAGATGCTCTCTAATACTAATAGTGAATCACCACTTACTTCTCTGCCCTCTTTAATTTGAGCAATAGCCTTCTTTAGGGCTTCTCTTGCTTCTACAGAAGTTGCTGGGTATGCAGGATATGTGACGATTGATACATCTCCGTCAGCCAGAGATACCTCAGTAAGTGTTCTTTGAGTACGGTCCTCATTCCACTTCTGACGAATAACTCTAAAGGCAAAGGACATTTGATCAACATCTCCACGAGCAACGAGTGTATGTAAGTCTCTTGCTTCTTGGGTGTCTGCTAATTCTGCCTCAAAATAAAGACCTCTTTCGTCTTCATATAATTTCATTGTGCCATTCTTGGTTCTGGCTAATGGCAAGCCCTCATGATTAATCAATAAGCGAACATCTGGTGTCTCTGTTAGAGTCTTTCTAAAGGCACCTGCTGCTATTGTTTCAATGAATGGTAGTGGCAAGGATGGCTCATTGAATACCGCAGCATAGCCTGCCATACGCAGTTTACCGTCTTCTGCCCTTGTTTCTATGTCCCTCACCACGAAGGTACGGCGTTCTGTCTTTTTCATTTTGCTCCTTGTCTTACTTTCTTCATTATTTAAGGAATCTATTTGGCGTTGTGCCCAGTTTTGAGCAGCATCATCAAAGTTTGAATTTCCGCCCCAAAGTAACCAAGCAACTAATCCTGGACCTGGATACTGTGAATCTGAAGGATCACTGTTCTTAGGTGCCTGACCGTCTGCTTTGTGTCTGGCGAACCATGGTGCCATCTTTCTGACTTTGTTCTCAGAAATACGACCTGCTGCCATTTCTCTTGCTTCTCTCTTGGTAGCATCAGTAAGTCCGTCGCCACCAAAACCTTCTGCTAAATAATCCAATCCCTTTTGAGCATTTCTTCTAATAAATTGTGGGACTGTTCCTACTTCTCTAACCTCTCCAAGAGGTTCCATATCTTCTGCTATAGATATTGCTACCATTTGATCAATAGCATCTTGTTTATTATCATGGCATTTAAGAGTAGTATATGAGCCATCAGACTCTTCTTTAACTACCGCCCAATTTTCACAATCGCTCTGTTCAGAAGATATTCCGTAAGGCATTAGTTTTTTACCTCATCGCTATAAACAGCATCAGGATTCTCTGGATTAATTAATGCTACCTGCTGTAACTGAGCAGAAGCAAGACCAGTGTGACCAATCTCTTCCATGCCCAAAGTCTTAGCAACATCATCAGGGTTATATCCAGCCTGTACGAGAATAGAAGCAATTTCAGCCTTCATCTTATCTCCAACAAGTGGTGCCTGTGCTGCATCAATATTCTGTAGAGGAAGTCTGTATTGATCTCCAGATTCTCCAAGTGGAGATAGATCTTCGTATGAACGAACATCATTTAGGCTTAGGAAGCCTTCTCTTAGACCCTTTGTGTAGGCATCAAATCTTTCAATTGTGGTACCACGAAGAAGGGCATCTAAATTAAATCTAACAAATCCATCTGCTTCAGGAAGCAATGGTGATAGTGCTTGTTCCAAACGCTCTAATATGACCCAAGAGACTTAGAGGGACTCTAAAAATTCTTGCGATATCTTCCACATTGAATTTTCTGCTTTCAATTAATTGTGCGTCTGCAGCGTTTAGTGATAGAGGCTTAAATGCTGCTCCACCTGAAAGAACTGCTGTTGATCCAGACATATAAGGACCACCATGGTTTTGATTCCATTGACGCTTGATATCTGCAGCCTGCTCATCTGTCAATTCACCTGCTACTTCAATAACACCTGCAGGATTTGCGGCATTACCAAAATATGAAGAAGCATAGGTATCAGAAGCCATAGATATTCCTACAGACATTCTACATGCACCAATAGGTGATAGTCCATAATGGCTTCCAGGAAGTTTCATCATTGGAATATGAACCATCTCATTTTTAGTCAAAATACGAGTAAAATTATTTAGTTCATCTCTTAGTTTATATACAAGAGGTTCTCCTGGAGCCAATCTTTCTATCTTTACATCATTAGGATTAATACAATATAGTTCAACTACCTCGCCAGAATCATCTCTAACAGTTAGGATATATGCATTTCCATGTAGGTGTAGGGATGTAATTATTTGCTCAATAAACTCTAATCTTGTTGATTCTGGATTAGGCTTATTTATCCATTCAGGCTGACTTCCGTATACCGCCGAATAAGAGATACGATTGCGACCTCTGCGTACATATGCACCCATTGGTAGCGAAGCAACAGTGTCACCTAATAGCCTTACGCATGAATAAACTGTAGAAATACGAAGAGCAGAGTCTGCATCTACATAAACACCAGCATTAGCAACACCATAGAGTGGACGAGGTGGAATTAGAGGCTCAATGTACTGGTTATTGCCTTGTCGCTGTTCACCAGATGCTTTTAATCTTTTAGATAGACTCATATTAACCTATTCTCCTTACCATGTGGATATTCCTACTCGCTTCCAAGTGTTGGATGCAACGCATACATATATATAATCGCTGTCCCATGTTATCTGTCCTTGACTGCCAGGATCTGTAGCAAGTGTTGGAACATAGGCTGGTGCTAACTCAAATCTTCCAGTAATTCTTACTTTACCAGTGTTACCACCTGCTGGATCAAAATCACCGAATATCAATGGTGTTGCTGTACTTGTGTTAGATATGTAAAGTTTATTGCTACCAGTTTCGCCTAATCCCGCTTGATATCCAATAAACACATTGTCTGAATAACTGGTGCCATCACGACCTGCTTCAGTACCAACAATTGTATTTCTTGATCCAAGACGAAGGAATTGTGATGCTCGTCTTCCAAGAACAGCATTATTGCTTGCATTGGCATTGATTGTTGCAACAGGAACGCTAAATCCTGATCCTGTTCCACCTAATGAAGTTGGAACTAATAGTGATAGGACTGCACCGCTTCTAACAGCACCATTCCATCCAGTAAGTGTTACTGATGTTACTCCGCCACCTGAAACAACAATTGTTGCAGGAATTAGAGTTAAATATGGATGATTAGGAATTAGGTTAACTCCTGTATAAGTTCCATCAACATATCCTGAACCAGGAACTATTGTTCCAAGTGTAGCAATCGTATCTGTAACATTTGTTAATGCCTGCTGTCCAATTGCAGTATTAAATGATCCAGTGATATTTTGAAGCATTGTACCGCCACCAAGAGCAGTATTTTGGCCACCAGTAAATGTTAAGTTTGATGACAAGTTTCCAACGGCAGTATTAGCAGTACCAGTAGTCATATACTGTAATGCTTGAGCACCCTGTGCCTGGTTATTATTACCAGTTGTTAAACTTTGTAGTGCAAAGATACCCAGAGCAACATTGCCATTTCCAGTAGTACATGATTGAAGTGCTGAATTACCTATAGCAAGGTTAACTTGACCAGTTGTATTATTTTGAAGTGCATGATCACCAATAGCAAGAATATCATCTCGTTGATTATCTTGTGCTGCTTCTGTTCCAATTGCAATAACTCTATTAACATTGCTGAATTGTTGTGCATTTAGACCAGCAATAAAGTTATCACTACCAGTTGTATTGGTATTTAATGCACCTATACCTATAGCAATATTTCTTTCACCGCTTGTATTATTTGAGGATGCACCTTGGCCTATTGCAATATTATAAGAACCAACATTATCTTCAAGAGCAACTGTACCAATAGCAATGTTTGAAGTACCAGTTGATACAGAAGTTAATGCACGAACACCAATAGCAATATTGTTATCAGCGATGTTTTGTTGTAGGGCTTGATAACCAATACCAACATTGTTATCTCCACCTACATTTGTTTCAAGAACACTTCCTCCAATAGCGGTATTTTGTACTCCATCAACATTGTTTTGTAATGTTGCAAATCCAACTGCAGTATTTGAAGCACCAACTGTATTTAGTCTTAATGCTCTCCAACCAATTGCAACTTGATTATTTGTTTCAGTAACATTAAGCGCTTCTACACCAATAGCAACATTTCGTTCTACTGCTGTACCTGTACTTGACATTGCTCCAACACCAACTGCGGTGTTCTGACTTCCTGTTTCATTATTTGAAAGAGCAAATGTACCAATACCAAGATTTTCATTACCAGTAGTATTATCTCTTACTGCTTCATTACCAAGACCAATATTATTGCCACCAGTAGTTGTAAATCTTAATGCACGATTACCAATACCAATATTTTGAGAACCAGTTGTTGTGCTTACAAGTGTTTCATTGCTACCAATTGCAATATTTCCAAATAGTTTATTTAGACCTTTATTGATATATAATTCACCAAATCCAGAAGATGTTTCTGCTACTAATCCATTACGAGCAAAGTAAGAATTTGCATAAACATTATATGAGTTATGTGCATCAATAGTTATTGGTGTTGCACCAGTAAAATCAGAAGCAGAATAATTTAAGTTAGAGTTAATTATTAGATATTGACCACTAAAATCAACTGCATTAGGTGCTGAACCTACTGCATTAAATACCTGAGAATTAAATAAATAAACTTGGCCTGCAGCCTGAGTTATTGCATAGGTTCCACCACCATAAATTGATGAATCTACGAAATAAACAATTCCATTGGTTAGTGTTGGGAAGTAAACATTTTTTACATTCTTAAAGATTACCACTGCACCAGCATTATTTACTGTTACTGTTCCGCCAGTAGTTGAGTCATCAATACGAACTAAGCCTGTACCTGTAATATTTAGAGCATTTTGTCCAATTCTTAATCCTTTTATTAATACGCTACCAGATCCAGTCTTGTTTAAGGCGTTTCCAATAGTACAATCAAAAATGTTAGCACTTGCTGTACCTGTAATATCAAGAATTCTAACTGCCATTCCTTGAACTGTACCATTTGCTGCACCGCTTGGAATTGTTAGTGTTCCATCTATATAAGTACTGCTATTTGTGATACCCTCGCCATTTGCAGCAACAATATTGATTCCTGATATTGCTGGCAAATTAGGATTTTCAATATAAGTACCTGGATGTACAACAATTGTTGATCTTGTAGGACTTAATAATGTCAAAGCATATGTAATTGTTAGAACAGGAGTTACTAAATTACCATTTCCTGTTGAATCGCTACCGTCTTTTGAAACATGGATTTCTCTGTCATAAACAGTAGGTACTGGACCAGTTGCTCCTGTTGCGCCTACAGGTCCTGTAGCACCAGTTGGTCCTGTGTTTCCAGTAACGCCTTGCGGACCAGTGGCTCCTACTGGGCCAGTGGCACCAGATGGGCCAACATCTCCAGTAACGCCTTGAGGTCCAGATGCTCCTGAAGGTCCAGTCGCTCCTGTAGGTCCAATATCACCAGTTACTCCTTGATCGCCAGTTGGTCCAGTTGCTCCAACAGGTCCTGTTGCTCCTGTAGGACCAGTATCGCCTGTGACTCCTTGAGGGCCAGTTGGTCCAGTTGGTCCAGTTGCACCTGCAGCACCAACGGCACCTGCTAAGTTAATTGACCATGATGAATGTGTTTCTCCAACACCTGATGCTGAAGTTACAAGAATTGTTAATTCACCTGTTATATTGTTATAGTTTGTAACAGTTCCAATCATGTAAGAATCAATGTCATGAGCAATTACTGCTGTTTGACCAATTGAGTAATCTACATTTGGATCACTAAGAATAATTCCAAAGGTTGAATTCTTTGCAACAATAGTTTCTGTTTCAGTAGATGTGTCTGCATACTTATCTCCATCAGCACCTGCTGCACCACTTGGTCCTGTAGCACCTGTGGCTCCGATTGGTCCAGTAGCACCTACAGGGCCAGTGGCTCCTGTTGCTCCAATGGGACCAGTAGCACCAGTATGTCCTTCAGGGCCAGTTGCGCCAATAGGGCCTGTGACACCAGTAGGGCCTGTAGCACCAGTAACACCAATAGGACCAGTAGATCCTGAAGGACCAATGTCTCCAGTAGGTCCAGTTGGGCCTGTAACTCCAATAGGGCCAGTAGTTCCTTGAGGCCCAGTAGCACCAGTTGCACCAATAGGTCCAGTTGCGCCAGTTTGACCAACAGGACCAGTGGCACCAATATCACCAGTTACACCAGTAGCACCAGTAGCACCTGTGGGTCCAGTTGGACCAGTTGAACCAGTAGGACCACCAGCAGGACCAGTTGCGCCAGTTGCTCCAGTAGGACCTGTCGCTCCAGTGGCACCAGTAGGACCAGTTGCTCCATTAGCACCAGCAGGACCTGCAGGACCAGGAGCAGAGACTTCAACGATGTTTAATACTTCATTTACATTCACTTGATTAGACATTCGCCGTCACCTGTGCCCTTACTGTCATTTGTCCTTGAATTAATCTTTGAATATTTGAACCGCTTGTGAGTTCCAAATCATAAACATATAAACCTGGCTGAATTGATTCCATTTGAGTTGCAGTAGCCATTAGGTTAATTGTACCAGTTAATGGAGTTATTGTTATTCCGCCATTACTTGTGGATAGAGTTAAAACAGCAGCAGAATCAAACTTGCTGCGTAGTTGCATACGAGCAGTATAGCCAGTCAATACGATAGGGTTGCCGTTATAATCAGTGTAAACAATACTGAGTGTCCATGTAGCCCCTTGATCCATGACGCCATTATAGATGCCTGCTGTCGCCACTACTACTCCTTCTCATTTATATATACTAAAAAAGTGCCTAATGCTATAAAAGCAAGAGGCATTGAAATTAAAAAAAGTCCATAAGTTGCAAGACCTACACCCGCTATTTCTGTCAATAGTGACCAGTCTATCTTGAATTTCTTCATCATTCTCCTTATACGAAGTGTATTCTTGGCGTGATTGGCTTTTGTTTAGGTGCTGTTGCCCTATCATAACCAAATATTGCTGCTACAGCAGCGTCAATCTTACGCTTATTTGTAGCCTTTGCTACCATCAGACCTCTTGAGGAAGTCTTAGTAACTGTGTTTGCTATATGTCTGGCAAGTCTTGGATCACCATCATGAGTAAATGATTGATTCATAATTGCCTCGTAAAATTTCTGTGTTGCTGGAACCATACGCTCTGCAGAGTTTGGATAAGATACGATAGGCATACCTTGTTCCTCAAGAATCATAAATGTTCTGGCCCATCTTGCTGGATCAAAGCAAATTTCAAGAGTGTTAGTATCTTTATCTCTATAAGCGTCAATAATTGTCTTCTCTACCTCTGCAATTGGTACAGTCCACATAGGATCTGGATCTACTTCAGGTATCTCCCATAGTCCTACTATCTTTAGATGAGGCTTTTCACCACCTAAGTACCATCCAATTATAGCAGTTGCATCGTTAGAAAAAGACCCATCAAATGCCAGAACAACATCTTCACCTTTAATCGCCCCACGATTCTTAAGTTCTAATGCGTCCCAGGCATCTGAGGGAATCCATGCTTGGCCTGTGCTTACCCACATATTGAGTCTTTTAGTTTTAAACTCATTTTCTGGAGTAAGTAACACAGCAGATTGCATATCCTCTTCAGATAAAATATCTCCAAAAGAAGGATTTGCTAAGTGCCAATTCTCAGGATCCTTGTAATTCAATTTATCATTGCCTTGCCACCATGCAAAAAAGAAGGAAGGATCTTCAACTTCACCTTTTGCTATTTGTATTCCACGATTATACATATCGTAGCAAACAGAATCTTTACCATTTGAATCATATTTTGAACCAGCAGTAGTAATTGCTACAAGCATTGGTTCTTCACGAGCACCCATAGATAGAGATAAAACATCATATAGTTCTCTATTTGGTTGTGCATGTAACTCATCAATTACAATAAATGTAGAGTTAAGACCTTCTTTTGTATATGCTTCAGAAGACAAAGCCCTATACACAGAACCAGTCAAAGGGTTATAAATTGTATTTTGATAAACCTCTAAAATGTCTTTTAACTCTGGTTCTAACTCAATCATCTTCTTTACTGTCTTAAAGATAATACGAGCCTGTTCTTTATCTGCCGCCGCAGAATAGATCTGACCACCATTAACACCCAAAACCAACTGCTCTAAAACAAGAGAAGCAATTAGGGCTGACTTTCCATTTTTACGAGCAATGCCAATTAAGGCACGACGATGTTTTAGAAGCCCATCTTCTCTTTCAGCATATAGATGCAGAAGAAGATCTTTTTGCCAGGGCCTAAGAAGGAACTTATCGCCAGTCTTACCAGCAATAGAGTCTTCCGTTAAATGGCAGAGAGTCTCAATAAAGTCTATGACTTCATAACCACGAGTGTTGCCTAACTCAGTTTCTGAAACAGGTGAAAGATATGTAGGTGGCCACGCCATGCTAACCTCTAAGTGCTAACGACAGCCTGCTCTTTTCAAAGTCAATCTCTATGATTTCTACTTCTACTTCATGACCAACAGTAAATTGATCAGGTGTAAATTCAGCCATCTTGGATTTATGTACCAGGCCAGCAAGTAGACCTATCTCAACAAAGACTCCATATTCAGTAATACCTGAAACTAAGCCCTTATGGATTTGACCTACTGTTAATTTGGCAAATTCTATTTGCTTATCTTCTTTTTGCATTTGCTCAATAAGAGTGCGGCGATTTAGAACTATACTTCCCTTAGCCCTATCAATTGAATTGATAATAAATTCGGCCTCATGGCCTACATATGGAGTAAAGTCTGTAACCCTATTTACATCAACTAAGGATCCTGGAAGGAAGGCCTTTAGGCCAATGTCCACCATTAATCCACCTTTAACAACTTTAGTCACTTTGCCAATAACAGGAATAGACAATTCAAATCTATTCTGCATATCATTCCAAATGGCTTCTGTCTCACCTTGTTTTAGAGACAATATGTATTGGCCTTCATCAGTCTTATTTATGACTATGCCTTCTACTACCTGCCCAATTTGGACTACTTCATTAATCTCTACATTCTTGCGATTGGTCAATTCATGCTTTGGCACAAATGCCTCGCTCTTGTCACCAATATCTACTAAGACGCCATCACGATCAATTTGGACAATAGTCCCAGACACTGGTTGCCCATGTCCAAAATATTTCATGGATGCGTCAATGGCAGCCATAAAGTCTTCTGCTGTTCCTATGTCGTTAATTGCTATTTGATTCATTTATTTGTTCAGCCCCTGTTTCTACGATTATCGTTTCAGCCTCAATTATATCATTGTTGGCTCTGGCACGATTAGCCCTTCTTTCCAAAAGTTTGTCAATAGAAGTTGCAGCCTTGACCTCTGCAACGCCCAAGCGTGATCTCGCAATGGGATCAAAGCCAAGAGATGTTAACGCATCAGTGTAGGCTTTGTTAATTGCGACAAACGCTCTTCCATCGTTGCTCTCAAGGGTAGCCATATATTTATTTCTGGCCGCTTCAGATGCATCAGCCAAGAAAGCAGCATTAGCAATTGCATCAATATCAGAAACAGGCGATAGCCAAGTTACGGCCATAGCCCAAGCCCTGTCCCAAAGTTTTTTACCTGCCTCGCCTAATTGCTCAGGGTAGGCTGGAATCTCACGAGCCATGGGTAAATGCGTAATATTATTCAAATCAGGCAAAGGTCTTTGGCCAGGATTTCCCAACAATCGTTTTAATTCGTTAGGTTTTGGTGGTCTTCCCGCAGTCATATTATTTTATTCTCCAATGTCCGATTTGCGTATTTTATTCTAAAATATCCTGAT